AGGCATATCGTTAGCCGTTCCCGTTACTGAAATATTTACGTTAGAACCGTCAGTAGAATAAGTATTAGTAGGGTCTGTTTGAATATCAAAAATATTACTAGAACCAGAAAATTCAAAGAACCCAATATAGTTATCGGCGTTGATATCTCCTTTAAATAAGTTACTAGAACCTATTTGATTAATATCTAAAGTCATGCTAGTTCCGTCTAAATCTAATGGTGTCATCGTCCCTGCTACTGCTGAAGCTCCACCGATTAAGTTACCCGAACCTAATTGTTCTATATCGGCATTAAGCGTTGCACCTGATTGGTCAATAGATATTTCGTTATCTGCTGACCAAAGCACATTAGATAAAACTATTAATAAAATTAATTGTTTTTTCATTGTTTTAAACTCCAATAATCATATTGTATTCCTTCCATGATAGTTTTGTAAACCGCTGTTTCTATAGCTGCTTGTAGTGCTATGGTTACGCCTTCGTTTTCTACGTTACCGTTTTCTATTTCGATTAACCTAGTATTATCTTTTACAAAACGAAAAATATCTTCGTTAATACCTACACTTAAAATAGTTTTGGTCACCGTAACTTCGGTAAGTATTCGCCCCGTGAGTACAGAGACCGTGCGTAAACTTATTGTTACGGTATCTTGTCGGTATTCTTTACTTAACCCAATCCCTAATACTCTACCACCAGAACCGCCAGAACGTGTATTAGTTTCGTAACCAACCACTGCCCCTTCCATTAAAATACCTGCAAATAACAAAGGTTTTAGTTTTTGTTCTTCTTTAAAATCTTTTCTAGTACTACGGATTAATTGTCGTTCTTTTGTTAAATTATCTAAACCCACACGTTCTACTACTTCGAAAAAATTACCGTTGCTAGTATCTTTTAACGCTTTTATTAATAAAGCATAAGGAGCTTGAGTTACTGCCGTGCTAAAAGAAGCATAAGTACTATTACTTCTACGTTGTCCTGTTTGATCAGTGAACGCGGTAGGGTATACCGCCACTACAGGTTTTATATTAGGTAAACCTAAATTAGCTAAGTTTTCATTAATAACTTCAGAAACTTCAGCAAATCTTGAAGGTTGTAAGTTTTCAATAGCTTGTTCTGTTTGTAATAAAGTACAACTAGAAAGTAAAACTATCAAGAGGAAAAGTAATAATTGTTTCGCCGCCGTCGGCATCAGTGATAGTAAGTGTAATCGTAGTATCATCAGAGACATAGTCTATCTTGTTTCCTTCTAGTTCAATAGTACCTGCGGTAGAAGACGTTTCGCCAAATAAATTATCTACTAATTGTTGTGATAATTTAGCATATACTCTAGATTCTAAATTTCTAATAAAACGAGCTAAAGTGCTATTATTTAAATCTCGTTCTGCTTCATCAGCAGCAGCTTTTAACGCATCAGTAATACTTTGTTTTCTAGTATTTTCTTGGTTTTCTATCGTTAAATAATGTGCTGAAGTTGCTATTCCTGAAAAACTAGGACTTTTAAAAGTAAATTTCATTTCATCGGCTTGGCTAAAAGAAGAATAAATTATTGTAAAAATAATAAAAAACATGCCTGTTAAAGCAAAAATATTTTCGAACGCTATTTCATTCTTCGTCTTCTTTCGGCTCTTCATCTTTTAACTCCCGTAATTCAATCACGGTATCTAGTTTCTGTTGTAATCTTATTAAATCGTTATCTAACATACGCACTCGATCAATTAAAGCAATTAAGGTAACGTTTGCGTCTGCTAATTTAGCTTTTATATTTTTAGTAATAAAGTTCCAGATATAATAAAGAATATATAGTAACCCAACGGTAGCTACTATTGGAAAACCGTACTCACTAATAATTACTGCAATATTATCCATTAATCTCTACGAGCGTCGTTTTTACCGTCTGCTCTAGCAATACGTTCTAAATCAGGTCTTATACCTAAAACCGAACACATAGTTGCATCAACCCGAATCATATCGTGATTCATAGTTTTTACTCGATTATCTAACGCTGTAACGATATTATGAATACCGTCTACTTGAGCAACAACACTTTCTAAAATATATTTAACGGTGAGAAAAATAAAAAATCCACCTAATAGTGACATAGCTATAGGAAAACCAACTTCAGCTATTAATGTAAAATAGGTTTGCATTCTTCTAAATCCTCAACTGATATTATCCCGTCTAACATACCTACTACTATTACGCCATAGCTTTCTGCTTGTTCTTCTGCGTCTTCAAAAGATTCGGCAACTATATTAGGACCTTCGTGAATAGTTCCTTTAAATCTAAATTCTGTAAGAAATATTTTTAAAGACATTAATCACCGCCTTTAAAGTTTTTACTTTGCCCTGAAGTGCCAGCGTAAATACCAAAGACTGCCGCCATCGCCCCTACTACTATTGATACTAACGCTGATTGTTCTAAGTTTGGTTCGGGTAGTTCCATAAACCAAATAACAACTTTGTAAAGGAGTACGATATAAACACTTACAAAAATTCTAGGAAAGATACGCCAAGCATCTATAGTTTTAGCTAAATGTACCCATTTTTGAAAAGGATTTGTTCCTGTGTTATTAGGCGTAACGTCTATATCTAATTCTAATTTCTTTTTTATTGGTTCTTCTTTAGTAACAATAATATTATCTTCTATAACTTTTTCTTCCATATTAAACCTCTACTGGAGTAAACACACCTAACTCAATAAGTTTAGCTCTGTTAAGTAAATGAGTTTCCTCTACTTCTTCTTTGTTTTGTCCATAATATGCTACGGCATAATATTGTTCTACCATAGTTTTATTTATATCTATTCCATCACAAACTACGGTGCCTAATACTCTACCGTATTTACCACGGGAATCTTTTAATTCTGTTCTAATAACTACTTGCTCTGCAGTATTTATAGCGTTTTGTAAAAATGCTGCAGCTAATTTACCTCTAGCTTTTTCGTCTTTATTTCTAGTTCTAGATTCTGGAGTGTCTATAGCGTATAACCTAACTCTACTTTTAAAAGAAACATCAAAACCTAAATCTAAAATTACGTCTATAGTATCTCCATCAACAACACGTTCTACTGTACAACTATATTCATACATTTTAACCTCGTTTTTTAGTAGTTGACCTAGCTTGTTTAAAATTCTTTTTAGTCGGTGCCCCTTTTGATCCTGGCTTACGCATACGTTCTTTACTGCCTGCTTTTATACGTTTACGTTTAGCATGTATATTCGCCCACAATCCTGGACGTTTACTTTTACCTTTTTTACTATGTTTTGGCATTTAACACTTCCATCTTTTTCTTGCTTGTCTCAACCTAGAATTAGGATTTTTTGCGGCTTTCGGAAACTTTTTCATTTGTCCTGCTGACCTAGCACAAAATGATTTACGACGTTTAGCGGCTTTACTGCCTTTTTTAACTTTACCTGTAACCGCAGTTTTTAATTTACTTCCAGGATTCATACGTCTATACGCTTTTACTCCTGCTGCCGTCATGCCCGCACCTTTTTTAGTCGCTCTAAAATTCTTTTTATTACGTTTAGGCATTTTTGCCTTTTTTCTAGGCACGTCTTTTTCTCCTTTTTGTAGTAGTTTTCTTTTTAGCAAACGTTCTTACGTTAGTAGGTTTGCCTCCTGGATTACCTGCTGCTCTTTTTCTTTTAACCGCACTACGTCTTTGTGCTGCAGTCATACGTTTAGCTTTAGCTCTAGGTACGCATTTAGGATATTTTCTTTTAGATTTACCTTTAGCGGATTTACGTCCACATTTTTGAAACTTACCTTTTTTCTTAGGAGCACCAATATCTACCCAATCACCTTTAGGTCCTTTACCAAACCATTCGGATAAACCGCCTTTAGGTTTAGCCACTTTTTTTCCTCGCTTTTCTAATCGCTTCTTTACCGCGTTTAAAAATACTAGCTACTTGTGTTTTACCCATAACTTTAGCTCGTTGCTCACCAACAGTAAGTATTTGTATTTTTCTAGCAAAAGGTTTTTTAACTTTTTTAACTTTAGCCACTGTTGCTCTAGCATCAGCAGGTGTTGCAAACTTAATTCTAACCGTGTCTTTTGGATTTTCATCAGTGTATAACCTTCTACCAGAACCTTTTGGTTTTTTACCTGTGCCTTTTTTCGGGTCGCGTTTTTTCTTAGGCATTACCTATAACCACCACCACGTTTTTTATACGTTCTTACTAACCAACCGTTAGCATAAGCACTTGGGTAAACTTTAAATTTACGTTTAGCTTCGGCTTTTACTCTCGCGTATAATGCAGGATTAGTTGGCGTAGCTCCTTTTTTCTTTTTAGTAGTTTTCTTTTTCTTTTTAGCCGCCATAATTTATTTCTTCTTTTTAATTGGTTTTCTTTTAGTTACTTTTTTTGCTGAACTATATCTAGTTTTTTGATCTTTATTAATCTTTTCTAGTTTTTTAGCTTGTTCTGCGTGTAACTTACTAGCTTTTTTTAACGCTTTTACAATCTCATTTAAATCTTTAGTGTAATGTGGCATTTTAATCTTCGTATAAATTATTAAATGTAATAGCAGGGTCTAGATAACTTTCATGACCTTCTGCTGAATGAACCCACTGAGAGGGTTTAAAATCAGGTGCTCCATCACCAGTTACCCATAAAGCAGGGCTAGTAGCTCTTACTCTGTTATTAGGTAAAGCAACAAAATTACCTTTCCATTTACAATCTTCAGTTATATATAAAACATGGGATTGTTTATGTTGAGCAGGATCATCAGCAATATCGCTATCGGTATAATCTACGGTAAACATATAACGTCCTGTATAAAATTCACCGTCTATTTTACAAAGCCAAGGACTAGAACTAACTCTATCCATAATAACTACTGAGTGTTCTCTTGATTCACAATCCCAAGGTTGAGCAATATGATCTTCCATAGGTTCTGGAAAGTCTTCACTAGGGATGTCAGCAACTAATGCTTGTATTGGCATTCTAGCCCACATAGCACCACCGTGAATATTACCTTCGTCATTATCTTCACAATTAGCTTCTTCGCCAGTAAAAACTACTTGAAAACTTAACGATCTGTCGGGAATAGTAGTAACCGCTATCGCTAGTGCATGAATATACTCATCTTGGTATTCTTCATGATTCTTAGTAAATTCTCGTCTGACCCAACATTTAAAATGTGGGATATTACTAATTAAATAAGACATAGCTTATTTCTTTTTCTTTTTAGTAGTTTTACGTTTTTTAGACCTTCTTTTTACTGAACCACCCTTAGACATTTTTCTGAGAGAACCGCCTTTAGACATTTTTCTCATCATACCGCCCTTACTTCTTTTACTTTTGTGCATTGGCATAATTAACCTCCTTTTAGTACACGTTTTTGTAATCTTACTGCTCTTTGTCCGACTTGTGTAGCCCAACGACTATCCATCATCTCCGTAGCAGCAAGTTCCCAGTCTTGTTTAGATAAAGCACCTAAAAAATTTTTAAATTTTTTTAATCGTGTAATACCTAAATTAAAACACATATTAGCTAACACTAATTGTAGATCGTCTGGTAACTCACGCCACCAAGACAGACTTCTATCTAACTCTTTAAAAACTATTTCTATATCGTTTTTAAAACACTCGTTAATTCTTTTTGTTGATATTTTTGTTCCCACAGGTTTGCCCCATTCTTTATCTTGATCAGTTATTAAATGACCAATACCAAAAGTGTGATATCCTAGATGATCTAAATAAATTTCGTTTATACATCCCTCATCTAGTTTTAATTCTTTTCTAAGTTTTTCTATATCCATAATCAACCTATAGGTATAGTTGTAGCTCCTGCTAAAGAAACTGTTACTTTACCAAGTGCCGTTGTACCTTGTGTACCTTTTTCTGTACCTGTATAAATATCAACCCATTGTTCTCCTGTCCAAAGTTGTATTTGGTTTGTTGATAAATTCCAAATTAAATCTCCCGTTCTAAAACTTGTAGAATTTCTTTGTGTTTCCGTAAAATTATTAGTAGAACCTATATCTACTTTATTTAAACTAAGTTCTAAAACTCTAACTAATCTATTAAATAGTTCTGGAGATAATTCATTTTGAGCGAACGGTAATTTAGTTTCTAATATTTTAGCCATTATCTTTTGCCGTCAGGTTGTATTTCAATACGAGTAGCTCCTAATCTAAAACCTACTCCTAAAACTGTAGTATCGGTATCATCAGATTGTACTCTTAACGCAGCTTGTCTTCCTCTAACTCGGGTATCTATTTTAGTAGTCGTTGAAGTACACGCTCCTGTTACTCCCGTTGTTAAGCTCTCTCCTGGGAAATTTCTCTTTTTTAAAACTAAATCTACTTTTTGTCCTGTTGCTCCTGTGCTTCCTGTGCCATTAAAAGTTACATCAGGTATTATTCTACTTATAAATTGAAACTCCTCTCCCTCACCTAAATCGAAATCACTAGATTCTATAAACACGTTAGTCATTGCTGTGCCATCATCATCATTACCGCTTTCTTGGTCATATAAATAATTAGAAGATGTTGCTTTAGGTTGAGCAAAGACTCCTTCGTCTAACCATGCTGTTCTAGAAAGCTCGCCTATCATCCAAACATTTTCTTCGTAATTATACGTTACGTATTTATCTATTACCGTAGCATCTGCTGAACAGTAAAACCAACCAACTTCACTAAAGGCTTTATTTAAAAAACCAAATATTTGATAACTTTGTGTTTGATTTATATTACTAAATACGTGTTCTTCTACTAAACAAGGTAATTTTTGTACTGCTCCTGAGTAAGTATAAAAACCTTTTTTATCCATCCAAAAAACCCCTTTAGGAGAATTTATCATAGCATTAGGACCTACTAAACCTACGCCTTCATTTACTAAATTTACACCAAAAGTAAACGGTTGTCCAATAAATGTCATAGAATATAAAGCCGTATCTGTCCAAACTAATATTTCTTGTCTTGCTCTAGTTGCTCCTACTATTTGTGAACCTGACGAAAGTCTTAATGAACCTGCGGTATTGGTTATTTTTGGCTCCCATTCAGCAACGTTTTCTTGATCACTAAAAGCTATAAACAGAGGGTCTATTTCCCCTGTTCTAGCGGTACCTGAAGCATTTAATGGGTCTGCTCCAAAACAAATAACGTGTCTATCTATATCAGAAACCATAGTTTGTAATGCTAACGTAGGTGGTAAATTAGCTCCTGCTAAATCACTTAAAGCTACTGCTCTAGTGTTTGTACCATTAGATTCATCCCAATAATAAACACCACCCCCTCTAACATTTATTAATAAATCTTCGCCAAAATTATCATGTGACCATAGACGTAATTGACTAACGTTACCTAATGGTGAAGCACTGCCCCAAGTTCCTGCTCCCCAAGTTCCTGCTCCCCAACCTGTAGCAGGTACGTAAACATCTAAACCTACGTTTATTTGATAAAGTCCATCTACTCCAGAACCGCCATTACCAGAGTCACTACTATTAGCTGTAACAATAGCTCCTGTTGTATCTTTAGCAGTAATAGTGTAGGTATTGGCTGTAGGTATAGTTAGTATTTCATATTCTTGATTAAGCACTGCCGCAGTTATATTACCGCCTAAAGTAGCTGCTCCAGAAAGCGTTACAAAATCTCCTATAACAGCACCATGGCTAGAATCAGTAACGGTTAAAGTAGAAGAACCATTAGTTGCTGCAAAAGTTATTGAATCAGTACTGGTTTTTCTAATTGGAGTAATATCTGCAAAAGTTGTACCATCTAATATATAATATTTTACTGTTGTACCTAGCCCTATATATTTAGTTCCATCTAAAGCTACCCAAGCGTGTAATCCTCTACCTGTGCCTTTATAGGTGTCCGCAGTAGCTTTTATCCAACCACCTATTTTTTCAGGTAAACCTTTTCTAAAACGAACTAAATTACTATCAAACCAGCCACCTTCATTAGCATAAGCGGTAGCTTCTTTATCTCCTT